CAAAATTGGATACAATAATGAAAAAAAAGTTTAAAATTAAATTAGAAGATAAAGCTGCTTTTATTAATCGCCTTGAAAAATTCGGAGTAAATGTTGATACATTTAATATTCAAGATAATAAATTAGATGGTACATTTACTATTGAGTTAGATGTTCCTGAAGAAATAACATTAGCTAAAAAGGTTATAAGTAAATCTAAAGGTATAGATCAAGTTAAATCAAATATAAAAGAGGTGGAAAATCCTAGGGATGTTATAAAAATGGATGTACCTTTATTTATTCGCTTGCTTGAGTATGCTCGTGAAGATGCTAAAACAGATATGGACTTACATGATGTTTCAGAAAATATTATATCATTATCAACTGAAGGTCGTGTGTTAAGTATGGCCGATTATAATAAAATTATGATTAAAAAGATGCAAGAAAATTTTAATCCTGATGATTATGAGTGGGAAGAAGAATATGATCCCAAAATTTTAAGAGTTAAGGGTAAAATGGATCAGAATAGTTATATTGATTGTGATATTTTAACTATTAATGGGGAAGAAACAGAGCTAAGATTTCACGTAGTTCCAGATTCTGTAGAAGAGGGATATGCTGTTTGCGAGGCTGACGATGGAGATATAATTTATACTATGGATTGTAATGTATCTTATTGGGGTATGGATGGATATAGAATATACGATATTGATGAAGAATCATTAGACTATCATGTTAATAACTGAGGTAAAAAATAATTTAATTAAAATATTTCCTAATCATGAACTACAAATTACCGAATATATAGACGGGATTGCTGATTATGACTGTGAAAAAGCATATGATAATATTACCATTAGTGAATTAGAGGATGATTTTAAAATTTTTCTTAGTTTTTACAGAGAAGATTTGGATATCTGAAAAAATTTTGGTAACTTTATACCTACGGGGTTAGGGAGAAAAGGGTAGGGGATGAGAGAACGGGTGCAAACGTTTGTACAAACGGTGGGAATGGGAAAACCCGTATATTTATATATAAACATATACAATTATGAGATTTAAAAATCAAGTTATAGACGGCTTAGTACAAGCCCAAAACATTGGACAAAAATTACAACTTCAAATCAACCGCGGTATGTCTCAAGAAGAAGTATTAGATACTGTTGAGCAATTAAAAAATCAATTAGAAAAAATTAAAGAACTAGTTAGCGTTGAGGCTGACGATTTTGATTTTAATTTTAATCAATCATATAACGGGTAATTATGGAAATATTTTTATGGGTATTAGGAATACACCTAGTTGAATTACTAGGTGTAGGTGTTTATCTTTTAATTAAAAAGAATTCAACCCTTGAAAAAGTTATCACTCAACAACAACAATATATAGAAAATATAGATTTTGTTACCTCTCAGTTAATATCCAGTTTATCCAAAATAGATCAACGTATGTATGTTGATGGCGATGTAGAATTGGAGGAAATATTTACTAATGTAAATGAACTAAAAGAACTTCTAGAAAACATTTCTGGAAAATAATTTGGCTTCCCTATTTTTCCTTATTACAATTGTAATTAATGGAAACTAACAAAAACAATACACCCAGCGTATATTTTAATCAAGAAACTGAGGATGCTATTCTTGAATTTTTATCTACTTCAGACGAAATAGAGAGAAATAGAATTTATAATGATAAAATTAGGTATGCATTTTATAAATTAGCTGAAAATATTATACATACATTTAAATTTTATTATACAGATATAAATACTATTGAGGAACTAAAACATGAAGTAGTTACATTCTTATTAGAAAAACTTCATTTATATTCTCAGGGAAAAGGTAAAGCATATTCCTATTTTGGAACTATAGCAAAGCGTTACCTAATCATATATAATAACAACAACTACAAGAAACTTCAGAAACATGCCGAAATGGATGAAATTGAGGAGGATAAATCTTATCTTGATAAAACGTTAAAAGAGGCCGAAGAAGATATTGGATTAGATACGTTTATAGATTTATATATTAAATATATAGATAAACATTTGTATAAATTATTCCCTAAATCTCAAGATGCTAAAACAGCAGATGCTATTATGGAACTATTTCGTAAACGAGAATCATTAGAAATATTTAATAAAAAAGCATTATACATTTATATCCGTGAAATAACAGATGCCTCTACTCCTCAGATTACAAAAGTAACCAAAAAACTAAATACTGTTCGTATTAAACTATATAACGAATACTACAGAAATGGTCATATAACTTTCTAATTGTATTATATTTATATTAAACAATAATTATGGCTACATTCGATGACATAACATTATTTGGTCAAACATCTTTATCAGATATATTTAAACAAATACATAAAAACAATAAAGCTGTTGATAATCAAATTAACGAACTTATAAATGCTCTAAAACCTTTAGCATCATCTAACGCAGGTTCTGCTGTAATGTTAATGCCTACTGTGAAAGATTTAATTGATGTTAACGTAAAGAATAATGATCAATTAATTAAAATGGCAGGTATTGCTCAAAGAGCATCTAATAATACAGGAAATACCAATGATAGTTTAATAGATATGAGTGAAATTCAATTATTATTGGAAGAGCAAAATGCTATAAAAGAAGAAGGTAATAAATTATTAGAAACAGCTAGTAAAGATTTACAAAAACGTTTAGAATAAAATGGCTTTAAAATACGGTTTAAAAGGTAGTAACCAAATTAGTAATCCTGTAAAAAATAAAACTACAGGGAAAAATAATGGTACTACTCCTATATATGGAAAAATATTTGGAGTAGTTAATGGTATAAATCTACCTACAGTTAAAATGTACGAAAAAGCAAATAAACGAATAGGGGCTGTATTCTATAAAGATTATTATGCTAGTAGAATTGAAGATGGAAGTTTAACAGATGATTTTTTAGACACCTGTAATATAGCTTATCCATTTTATAGTAATATTCAAGATTATCCTTTATTAAATGAAATAGTTCTTATATTACAAGGAACATCTATAGGTTCACAAGTAAAAAGAGATATAAAATCTGATATACCTTATTGGTTATGTACAATTAATCTTTGGGGAAATAGTGAGCAAAACGCTCAATCTTCCAACGATGGTACTCCTTTAGGAAAAACATATAATGAAAACGGAAATATAAAAAATTTAATATCTTATGAAGGAGATTATATATTATCTGGTCGTACAGGCCAATCAATTCGTTTCGGTAGTACCGTTGGATTATATAGTAATCCTGATAACCCAAATTTTAACGAATGGAGTAAAGTAGGAAATAATGGAAGTCCTATAGTAATTTTATCTAATGGTTTAAATTTTAACAGCAAACCACAAAGTTTATACTCAGAACAAATAAACAGGGATGCTTCTTCAATTTATTTAACTTCTACTCAGGCTTTACCTATAGAATTAGATTCTAGTGGTTTAAAGTCACCTTTAATAGGTGAACCAGTTTTACCTGATACTTATAATAATTCACAAGTAATATTAAATGGTGATAGAATATTAATTAATTCTAAAAAAGATGAGGTAATGTTGTTTTCTAAAACCAACACTATTTTGAAAGCGAATGGAATTAACTTAGTAGGAAATTCAATAGAATTAAAATCAAATGATATATATTTAGGAAATAATGGAAATAATCTACCTGATGAACCTGTTTTATTAGGTTTTAAAGTAATAGATTTATTATCAGAGTTAATAGAAGCTATACAAACATTTACTACTAATACTTCTCCATCAGTTGATAGTACGGGGGCTCCCATTGCTGCTTTAAAATTAGCAGCTGATCGTCTTAATACTGATTTGGATAAAGTAAAAGATATGCTTAAATCTGAAAATACTGATAAATATATAGCTTCTAATCAAGTATTTGTATCATAATGAATGTATCATCTTTAATATCACCCGGAATAAATAAAACTTTATCTACTACAGGTTTACCTAATGCTTTTGGTGATCAAGTTAAAGAAGCAGCAAAGAAAAAAGTAATATCGGCTGCTTTAGGGCAAACTCAAATACTTCAACAAAAATTAGAAGATACAATAAAGAAAAAATTAGAACTAGAAGTAACACATAAATCTAATCTAAATAAATTAGAAAATCAATACCAACCTAAACCCCCAACTAAACCTACATTAACTGAAGAAGAATACAAAGAGGCAGTAGCAAATGAAAATGCTAGATACGCTATTGAAAAAGAATCATTAAACAAACAACAACAGGATACTGAAAACCAAATTCAAAGTATTAATAAAGATCCTAAAAAGAATAAAAAAGATAAGCAGAAAAAACAAAAAAATAAACAACAAAGAAAAGATGCTAAAAATAAAGCTAATAAAACTAAAGCTATTTCATCTTTAATTAGTAGTACAAGTAAATCATTTGCTCCTCTTTTAATATTGAGTGGAACTATTCTTATTTCTAAATTAGCGGTACAAAATAGTAATCTTCGAACTTTAGTAGATGAAACTAATAATATAATAGATAATGCTCAAACACCCGAAGAATTAGATAATGCTAGAGTAAGTCGTAATTCTGCTTATAACGTGTTAGATAATAATGAAAGAACAGTTATTAATATTCAAGAAAGATTACAAATTATCCAAATTATAATTACTGTAACACAAATATTAATTCCTTTATTGTTTTTAAACCCAGCACCTCCTTTACCTTTAATTGAAGAACTCCAGAAAAAATTATCATTAGCTCAAATTGTATTAGCTTTATTAACTTCTCTTTTAATTCCTGTAATTAATGAATTGAATGAATTGAAATCTCAATTAAAAGAAATAGATAATAAATTAGATTTAGAAACAATAAATTCGAATTCTTTAGATAGTCTTAATTCTTTACTGAATAGTATTAAACAACCAAAAGATGAAATTTACAAAGGATTTAGGTTAAGAATTAAAGAAGACCAAGATCCTCGCACATTTGTAAAAGATAGTATTAAACGTCATTATGCTGTGGCTTTAGATAAAGATAATGTAGAAGTAATTAAAAGTGATTATTCATACACATTAGAACCACAAATATTAATAGATCAATTAAAAATAATTATAGATCAACGAAATTTACAAGCTTAAAATATTTATACGTATGAATGTAAAAACATTTAAAAAATTAATAAAAGAGGCAGTAGCTGAAGCAGTTCGTGAAGAATTACATGCTATCTTAAATGAAAATAATCCAACAAATCCATTACAAGAAAGTAAAACATTCAATTTTACTAGTAATGATGTCCCAACAGTTGGTGATGTAAGATCCCAATTAAGAAATAAAATGGGAAGTATGTTTGGTTTTGAACAACCAGTAGTATCTAATAATGGAGTACCACTAGTAGTTGATTCAACTAATGAAAATCCATTTGCTAATTTTATAATGGATGCAGCATTGAGTATGACTGCTCAAGATAAAGCTGGTTTAAGTAATTTAGGATAATATGCCAATACCTCAGATAACACGTGTAGACCCCTTAGATTTGCAAAAAAACATTGCTATTGGGGTATCTTTACCATTTAATGGACCTGGGGTATTTAATAGAACATACAGCACTAAAGATCAAATAAAGTCCAATGTTATTAATCTTTTACTTACTAATAGAGGTGAAAGAATAATGAATCCTAATTTTGGAGCAGATATAAAAGATTTATTGTTTGAGGGAATGACAGATAGTCTTAAAACAACAATTACTGATAGAGTAGCTACTTCGTTTTCAACTTATATTCCGCAAGCAACACTGGACAATGTTGATGTTATTTTTAGTGAAGATACAAACACAATAAATGTAACAGTTAACTATACCCTAAATACATCAGGAACTTCAGATCAAGTTATTATAGAATTTCAATAAAAATGGCAAATAATATATCATATATAAATAAAAGTTTTAGTGATTTTAAATCTAATTTAATAAATTACGCTAAAACATATTTTCCTAACACATATAACGATTTCTCAGATGCTTCGCCTGGAAATATGTTTATTGAATTAGCATCTTATGTAGGTGATGTAATGTCATTTTATTTAGATACCCAAATTCAAGAAAATTTTTTATTATACGCTAAAGAAAAAGAAAATTTATATGCTATGTCTTATGTCATGGGATATAGACCAAAAGCATCATATGCTTCTTCTGTTGATGTAGATGTATATCAAATAATGCCTTCTACTATAAATGTAGTAACAGGTGAAACAATCCCTAACAACAATGTATATGGGTTAATTATACCTGCTAATACTAATATTAGATCAGCCTCTACTGGATTAAATTTTATAACAACCGAAATAGTAGATTTTACTGATTTATCAAATGCTGAAATAAGTTTTATAGACAGTAATTTCTTTTTAATTAAAAAAACAACAAAAGCTATATCAGCCGAAATAAAAACATCTACTTTTACTTTTACTACTCCTCAAAAATTTCAAACTATTACATTAAGTGATACTAATATATTACAAATATTAGATGTAACAGGGAGTGATAGTAATCAATGGTACGAAGTACCTTATTTAGCCCAAGGAACAATATACCAAAAAATAGCAAATACCGGTTCTGATGCTTCTCAAGTACCTTATTTATTGCAATTACAAAGAACTCCAAGACGATTTGTATCTAGATTACTATCAGACAACACATTACAATTAGAATTTGGAGCAGGAATATCTAATAGCTCAGATGAAACTATACTTCCTACACCTGATAATATTCAGTTAGGATTAGTTCCTGGAATATCAGATTTATCTAATAACTATAACAAAGCCTCTATATTTTTTACTAGAGAATATGGCTTAGCACCATCTAATGGGACTTTACAAGTCAGATATTTAGTAGGAGGTGGAATATTATCTAACGTACCATCAAATGATTTAACACGTATAGACACAGCTGGGGTTTATTTTAAAAACGGTACACCACCTGGTATAGGTTTGCCTACTCAGGTATTACAAAGTGTAGTTAGTAATAACCCTAATCCAGCTACTGGTGGTAAAGATGGAGATCAAGTTGAAGAAATCAGAAATAATGCATTATATGCATATTCATCTCAATTAAGAGCAGTAACTAAAACAGATTATATAGTTCGTGCATTATCTTTACCATCCGAATACGGAAGTATAGCTAAAGTATATGCCACACAACCATTATCATCTGATAATAGTAGTGGTATATCTAATCCATTAGCATTAGATATGTATATCTTAGCATACAATTCTGATAAACAATTAATTAACGCTACAAATAATCTTAAAAATAATTTATCTTCTTACATCAACGAATATAGAATGGTAACAGATGCTGTTAATATTAAGGATGCTTTTTATATTAATATAGGTGTTAATTTTGATATAACAACTGTAGCCGGTTCTAATAATAATGAAGTAATTAATAATTGTATATTAGCTTTACAAGACCACTTTAATATAGATAAATGGCAGATAAATCAACCTATTATATTATCAGATATTACATCTAAATTATTAAGAGTAAGAGGTGTACAATCTGTGGTTAAAGTTGAAATAATAAATAAACAAGATAGTACAGGAACTAATTATTCTATTTATGGATATGATATTCCTGGGGCTACAAGTAACGGAGTTATTTATCCTTCATTAGATCCATCTATTTTTGAAGTTAGATATCCTAATACAGACATACAAGGAAGAGTAGTAATACTTTAAAAATACGAAGAGGGCAAAACCCTCTTCTTTACGTTTATAAAAATAAAAAGGTTATGAAAAAAATTATTTTGTTTGCTTTATTAAGCATTAGTTTGTTTTCTTGTACTAAACAAGAAGAAGAAGGAACTTACCCCTGTTTAAATGGAAATTGTGAAGGATATTTTTATATCTCCGGTCCAGGACAAGACTCTATAGATAATAATGGTTATCATCATGTAAAATATATTGGACTTAACTATTTTACAATTAGAGGAGAATTATCAGAATTATCACCAGAATATATCATAAATGGAGTTCCTTTAATAGAAGTAGGATTTGATTCCGATTATTTTGTATTATTTGATACTGTTAGATATAGATATCCAGTATATTCCTTTTTAGGATTATATACAGACAAACGTTTTAGAGACCCTATTCCTATAGGAACACGTATATATACTATGGTTAGTCTATCTGATTTTATGTCTCCTACTAATATTGTTGGTTATCAAATACCTAAAAAATTTACAGGATGGGAAAAACCATATGCCCGTACTATGTTAGCAGTATACAGTAAATATACATACCAGCCAGGCGTTAATATATTTTTAGATGATGAAATGATTGGAGATACTGCTACTATTTTTATGAGAGTAGTTTTTAATAGTGATTTTGGTCGTCAAGAAATTAAGAATTACGAGATGAAAGTAATTTTTGAATAAAACATGTATATACCATATTTATAGGAAATAAATCTTATAATTATGGCATACACAAAAGAACAAATTGAAGCCGCTGTAAAAGCAAAAGGTTATGTATGGTTTGAAGGAGCAAAAGACTATGACTTAAATATAGTTGGAGTTAGAAATTCAGCAACTGGTAACAAGGTTACTAATGTGTTTGATGACGTAATGACTGTATCCTATAAAGTAGGTGGTAATTGGGTGATCAAACAATGGGCTTGTACAACTGATCCTGGTACTAAAGGCGTAAAACAATTTGGTAATGTGAATGGTGTTGCTCGTTTAGTTGAAGGACAATATCGTGGTTCACATACACTTGGTTTACATCAAGGTAAATATGAAGCATTAAGACAAGCAAAACCAGTTAAAGTATATCGTGATGCTAATAAAGATATGACTTATGATGAAACTAAAATTCAAGAGGGTATCTTTGGTATCAACATTCACAAAGCTGGTGTTGATTCAACCTTTGTTGAAAACTGGTCAGAAGGTTGCCAAGTATTTAAAAGAGCAGCTGATTTTGAAGCATTCATGGTAATTGCTCGTGAAGCAGCAAAGATTCATGGTCCCTCATTTACTTATACTTTAATTGAAAGTTCAGATATAAAATAATGGAAGAAGATTATCCTGATTTTATAGATAATTTCGATATGTAAATAAAAATTTATAACTGCCATATTTATACGTATAAAATTATATTTATGGCAGTTTATAAAATATTTCCTGAAAAGAGTGCTACTATATATTCTTACTATCCTAATCTTAATTCAGGATTAGATGAAATATTAGAATTAAGTACATTCTATACTGTAACCGGTACTAATGAAGTATCACGTATACTAATAAAATTTCCACAAAATGAGCTTACAGATGTAATAAATAATAAAATTTCAGGAAGTACATATGATGCTTACTTAAAGTTAAGTTTAGCATATGCCAATGAAATTCCATTAGATTATACAATATATAGTTATCCTATATCGGGAAGCTGGAATATAGGAACAGGTAAACTTGCTGATTCTCCTATAACTACTGATGGAGTTAGTTGGAAATATAAAAATGAAATAAGTGGAAGTACATGGTTTGGTGTAAATTTCCCTGCAGAAACAACAGGCTCATATAATGGATCTAACTTAGGTGGTGGTTTGTGGTTTACTGGTTCATATGAATCAAGTCAATCCTTTAATCATAATACTTCTAAAGATATAGAATTAAAAGTAACAAATACGATAGCAGGATGGATAAGCTCATCAATTCCTAATGAAGGATTTATAATTAAACACTCAAATTTAATAGAATTTACCACAGCATCTAAATTTGAAACTAAATACTTTTCAGCAGAAACTCATACTATATATCCACCTTGTTTAGAAATAAGATGGAATGATACTATATATACTAGTTCTTTATCTCAGGTAACATCTGATTTAATAGTAGCTACAATAGCTAATAACCAAAGCGAATATCAACAAGACTCAATACAACGTTTTAGAGTAAACGTAAGAGATAAATTTCCTGCTAGGACTTTTCAAACAGCTTCCGTATATTTAAATAATAAAATATTACCTACTTCTTCATATTGGGCTATAAAAGATCTAGATACTGAAGAAATAATTATTGATTTTGATACAACTTATACAAAAATAAGTGCTGATAATCAGGGTAATTATTTTGATGTTTATATGAATGGTTTACAACCAGAACGTTATTACCAATTACTGATAAAAACAGTACTAGCTAATAAAGAAGTTTTAGTTTTAAACCAAGATTATTATTTTAAAGTTATACGATAATGTCAAAAATTTCTATACAAAAACAGGTATTTAATAAAAATAATTTTCCTAAAGTAGTAGATACTCAATTTAGCCAATTAATTAATACTAATCAGGCAGATGATACTCCTACTTTCACATTGGAAGATTTTTTTACATTATATGAACAATTATTTTTCCAAATACCTAAAGAAGGTGATTCTGATTCTCACCAATATATTTTAGAAAGAGAAGCAGAATATTTAGGAATTAATTTAAACACAGAAGACGTTCAAGCTTTATTAGCTGAAATAACATCTTTAAGACAGGAAATATTAACAGCTCAACAAACAATACAAACATTAACAACAGGTTCAAATGGCTAATAATATTCAAATTATAGGAAATATTACGGATATAGATATTATTGATAGATACCAATCAGATGATATTAGACTAATAGGAGTAGGAGAAATTCAAAATTATTTTGATCCTAACGTTGATTATGTAGAATATTTCATATATGATATTAGTGGTACCTCTTTACTAGATGTAAATTATTCTTACACTAAGTACAAACTCCCAACAGATTCAGGATTAACACCATCTGTTGTTCCTGCTCCCAATACTGAAAATCAAATAACTGATAGTAATATAGGAGTATTAAATTCTAACACTCCTAATACTGGGTCTTCATTTACCTCTATTGAAATCGATCCTGTAAAAGATTTACAAGAAGCAGGATACAAATCGGGTGAGTTTAAAACACAATATAATTTCTTTAAAAATAAAGTAGGTTCACCAAATGATACGTTTTTCTTAAAAAGAATATCAGCTGATAGAACCGAAATTAGTATATCTTCTACTTCTAAATCTAATGATGAAATAGAAACTATTGCTAACGATTTAATAAATGAAATAAATTCCTCTCCTTATTTTGTTAATTATCTTATTAATTTTGGTTTAAATACTCAAGTAATAACAGTAAATATAGCTTTAGATAAAATAGAAGAAGGGTACGAAATTTTATTTAAATTATATGACCCTTTACCAGATAATATAAATGAAAAAGCAAATTTATGGGTAGTTGAGGAAAAAGTAAACCCATATATTTTTAATATTAATTTAGATACATTAATTTCTCCTCCAACACCATTAATGTTAAGAGGGGCTAATTTTAATATCCCTATTTCTAAAGATATAAATACCATATCTACACAATACTCAGGATATAATAACTTATTCACATCATTACAAGCTACTCAGTCTAATACTTATAATAAACTATTAAATTCTTTAACATCAAATAGTATTGATATAAATGTTGACTATACTGATTATAATAATTTTAGTTTTTTTGGTTCAGTAGAACAACGTTTAGTAGGATTTTACAATAAAGTAAAAGAAATAGAAGACTATAGTAATATAATATTAAATTATTCATCTAGTGCTTCATTTAATCCTTATCTTCAATTAGAGATTAATAGATATTCTTCAAGTATTAGTAATATTATTTCTAATTTTGATGGGTACGAAACTTATCTTTATTTTGAATCTACATCATATGCGTGGCCTAAATCAACATCTACACTTCCTTATGTGTTGTTTTCAACCAGTTCAATATCAGCATCTATATGGTATAATAGTGCTATAGAATCGGCTTCTTTATATGATGAACTAAATTCAAACAACTTAATTAATGGGATACCAACATATTTAAGAGATAATCCAGATAATAACCAATATTTAATTTTTTTAAATATGATAGGTCATTATTTTGATAATATTTGGATTTTATTAAAATCAATAACAGACATCAATTTAGCTAATAATAATCCAAATAGAGGTATATCTAACGATTTAGTTTATTATGTTTTAAAATCTCTAGGAATAGACTTATTTAATAGCGCAGAAGGAGATAGTTTAGAACAATACATAGTAGGTAATAACACTGGTAGCTTTATGTACAGTGGGTCACTAACAGATTTTTCAGCTACAAGTAGTTATTTAAATAATATTCCTAGAAAAGACTTAACATATGAATTATATAAACGAATATATCATAATTTACCTTTACTAGTTAAAACTAAAGGTACAACTGCTGGTTTACAAAATATTGTAACTACATTTGGTATTACTAGTAGCATATTAAACGTTAAAGAATATGGTGGTGAGTTAAAGTCTGAATATTTAAAAGGATATAGCAAAAATAAAATTAGGGTAAGTGATGTTATTTCTACAGGTAGTGTGTTATCTCCTTTAACTACTATTCAACAAATTCCTACATCTTCAAACGAATATTTAGATAATGATTTACAATTTGTAGATATATCATTTTCACCTCAAACACAAATAGATTTATATGTTTCTCAATCTATATCTTCTAATAACCCATCATGGGATATGGATGAATATATAGGGGATCCTAGACAACAATATTACAATACTTATCCCGATTTAGATAATCAACGTAAAATATATTTTGAACAAGGAACAGGCTCATACGCTGGGTTTACTTCATCATATTTAGATTATAATGGTTTTATTCGTTTAATTCAGTTTTTTGATAATTCATTATTTAAAATACTAGAAAGTTTTACACCCGCTCGAACTAGTTTATCTACAGGTATAACAATAAATTCACCTGTATTAGAACGTAATAAATTTGCTTACGCTAATCCTACTAATAGTACAACTGAAAGTATATATGAAGCTGAAATTACTAGTGGAAGTATAGGAACAGAGTATGGATTTTTATATGATAATTTATCAGGTGATAAATCGGCATACTATAGTGGAGAATTAAGTGGTAGTGGAATTAATTTATATGATACTTATTTTATACCTAGTAATGAAAATCCATATTTGGTGGGTATAGATATTTGGAATTCACAACATAATATTACTGAAAGTATAAGTCTTGAAAAATTTGCTTTATCTGATTATAATGTATTATTTAATAATGTATCTAGTAGCGTAACTTCAAGTACCAGAAAAATAATAGAAAACCCAGGACTTCCAGATGCTATTTTAGAACAAAAAACAAGTTCTATTTCATCGTCAGCTGAATTACAAGATTCTTATTTATCATTAACATCATATAAAAATTCTAGATATGATGGTTCAAAAATAATATCATCAAGATATAATGAATATACTAATGGTGACTCAGGTTCTTATGGTAAAACATCAGCTATTGATAAATACTATACATACTTCTTAACATTTAAAGAAATTAGAAACGCTTATCCTGAGTTAGTAGGTAAATCTACATTATGGCTTAATAGTTTAGTTGACAAAGATGGAAACCAATTAGCAGTTAATTCTGATACTAGTTCAAACTATTATTATAATTTGATATATAACTTTGGTAAAGACAGTGTTGTAAATTTACAAATAACAACATTACCCTCAGGTTCATCTCAAAACGATTTAGACCAAACAACCACAGTGTACAGACCAGCTTTATTATGGCCTAAAGTTATACTAACTAATGAAGCTAATAGTACTTTATTTCCTAATGGAAGTACAACTTTTACTGTAGCTTCTATGTCATTTGTAGATAAAGTTTCTAATAAACTTAGAATGTCTCCTCAAGCATGGTATATATCTAGTAGTAATGATAGAAATGTAATATTAGGCTCAGTAGAACTGATAAATATATATCTAACTTCAAGTTTTGCTAGACAATTCCAAGTTCCTGGAGGATTAAATCAATTTCCATATTATCAGTTTAGTCAAGATGTTACATCTGCTAGTTTTGGTGGTTACAGTGTTAATAATCAATATGATACTCCTATACCTTTAGAATTTAGAGTAGGTCAAGAAATAAGATTTAATCAAGATGAATCACAGGTATACACTGTAATCGGTGTGGAAGTTCCACAAGCTCCATTTTCTGTATCTACCAGTGGTTCAATAAAATTAACTTTAGATAAAGATATTGATTCTTCAATAACAAGTTCATTTCAAAATAGAGGATTTTTATTAAGAGAAAACCAAATAGATCCATCTAAATTAGTGATAAACGCTCCTAAATTAGTTGGAGGAGCACCAGGATATTTGACCCCACAATATATAACACCAGAATTAGCTACTAATTTAAACGGTGTTGTTGAAACTTTAAAAGAAAACGGAATACTATAATATTTATAATAAGTAAAATATATACAAAATGGCTATATTAAATCCTACAACAATAACAGTAGACGCAATTTTAACAACAAAAGGACGCCAATTATTGGCTCGCAATGATGGATCATTTCAAATCACCCAATTTGCATTAGCAGATGATGAAATTGATTATACATTGTATAACCCTGATCACCCATCGGGATCATCATATTATGGTCAGGCTATTGAAGCTACCCCTGTATTAGAAGCTATACCTAATGATACTCAAATGATGCGATATAAGTTAGTAACACTTCCACGTGGAACTGCTAAACTACCTGTTATCAATATTGGTTATAATAGTATTGTTATTAAGCAAGGAGCTTCATTAACAATTACTCCTCAAACTTTAAATTATTTAGGAGCAACAAGTACATTTGAAAGTAGTGGATATACAGTTACAGTAGCTGATGGTAGATTATTATCATCTTTCCAAGGTACAGGTATAACTACAACTACTCCGGGTACTAATAATTTGAATACAACTACGGGTGCTACTTTATCTGTAACCCAAGTAGGAACTTCATTTACTATTACCGGTACAACAATTAATACGTTATATGGTACAACATTAACATCATTGACTACAACAATTACAGTAATAGGTAGAGATAGTGGAGCTAGAATTACTATTCCTTTGGTTGTAAATAAAATCTAAAAATAATTAAATATGTCATTTATAAGATACGCACAAGACGATTCAGTAGTAAGTTCAGAAACCGTAGTAAGAGGTTTATTTAGTGGTGATGCTAATACATTATCTACATTTTTCACAGCAAGTAGTGGAAATACAGAATATTATTTAAATGTATATGATTTAGCTACTACTAATCCGTCATCTTCTATTCAATTTACAATACAATACGGTAATTTATACGGATCTGGTTCTGCTTTAATTAATTCATCAGTGACAGGTTCATCTCCTAGTCGCATTGTTTATGGACAATATAGAAATTTAGTTTACGGTACTGAGACTGTAAATTTTAGTTTTGATGGAACTACTACAGCAGAAGATATATATGTAATTAATTACTCGAGAGCTAGATATAAAGAATCTTTACTTCCTGGGGCCTTAAATATAAGATTAAGATCAGGTAGTGCACAAATGTTTTTAACAGATGATAGCAATGAATCTAGTACTGCTAATTTTATTGGGGAAAATAGATATTACAACATAATTAGTGGTAGCAATGGATCAGCTCATACTCCAAGTGCTGCTTCAACCTACTATGGATTTATGTTTCCTGATTTAAATATTGTAGTTTTAAAAGCAAGTGGTTCAAATTCTGTAGATTCTTTTGTAGCCCCACTTGTAAAATCATTAGCTAATAATAATAATCAAGGTAAATTATATTCTTCTATATCAGCATCCGGAGCAGCAGGAAATGCAATGACTGCTAAATCAGCAGAAACTGTATCATCTCGTTATTTCTTTACTCGTGTAAAAAATAGTGAATTTAATTATACTACTAATCCATCTATTATAGATTCAAATGGTAATTTACTTTATACTAGTTTGGTTAATAATCCACAAACATACATCACAACTGTAGGATTATACAACGATAATAATGAATTATTAGCAGTAGCTAAATTATCAAGACCATTGGTAAAAGATTTTACTAAAGAAGCTTTAATTCGTGTTAAATTAGATTACTAATAAAATGCATGAGTGCTTTCAAACAGCTTTACAAATCAGATATAACAGTAACTCCTTACACAGCTAATAAGTTATGGTCGTTTTCTTATACTAGTATCCCTAACGATGGTTATATAACATATTACATAGGTACTAATACTCCTTTTTCAATTAGTGGTTCAACCACAACTAATGGAGAATACCAATCTTCTATATATGCTGTAGCTAACCAACTTTATTATCAATCATATACCAGTTCATTAAATACCCAATCGTTAGCAGTTTCTATATATTATGAATCAGCATCATCCCAAAGACCTACTTCATCTTATTACAAATACCAAGAAGGTAATACCATCAAAAATTTTCCTTCAGGTGCAGGAGATAGGATAGGTTTATTAGGTGTAAGTAGTGATTTATACGGTAACAATATTTTACCTTATAGTATTAAAATATCATCTTCTTTAGTAACAATAATTGATGATGGAAATGGTAACTTATACGATGTAACCTATCTCCCTACATTATACGTAGATAGTCTATATGTAAATCCATATTATGCTATATCTACAGGATATATATCATCTAGTTATCTTACATCATCATATTTAACTGAGAACGGAAGTGATTTTACTCCAATTCATATAGGTAATATATTTTATGGACAGGGAATGTTTGTCATAACTAATAATGATTACATTAACTTTTTAAGTTCTCCTATAACTTTAACTAAAGTTGAATTTCAAAATAACTACAATATTTATGAAACTGAAGTAAGATGTATAGTTAAAGAAAGTGAATTTAATGCTAGTTATAATCCATCTATACAGGAGGGAGTAATAACAAGCGCAAGTATATCTGGTTCTGTATTTTATTTTAATGATGGAACTTTAAAAGATTTTGCAACAGGCTCAGACTTTTCACCTTATGTTACTTCTATTGGTTTATATAATGATGAGGATGATTTGTTAGCTGTAGCTAAATTTGCTAAACCTTTACTTATATCTCCAAATACAGATATGACTTTTATAGTTAAATATGATATTTAAAGAATTAAATATAAAACAAAAAACAAGAATAGGATCAGGTACATACAAGGATGTATATGATCTAGAAACATACCCTGGTTTTGTTGCTAAAATATTTAGTCCATTAGAAAATGAAGTAGTATACGACGTACAAGAAGAAGAAGAAAAAAGTAAAAAATATCCTGAATTGTTTACCCAAATTAAAAAAGTAGACTATAAAAAAGGATATATGGTTCAAGAAAAAGTTAATGTTGATTCTTTTAGAAATGATGTTGATAAACTTAAAGAAGAAATAATGTTTGAAGCTCCTAGTTTTAAACCAATAGATATTGTTTTTTATTTGTTTCGTCACTTAAGAGATAATAATAAAGAAGCTATAAAAGTTATTAAAGATATTTTAAAAGATAACAATAATAAAAAATTTTACAATAAATTAATTACATATTTATCTAAGTTATCTAAAGTTAAAAGAGAGATGTATGGAGTAGATGTACATAGAGAAAATTTTGGATATGATAAACAAGGTAATATAAAAATGTTTGATATATAATGAACATAACAGAACCAGTTTTGACCGTTGAGGATTTAATCAACGATGAAAGTTTCGATCCAACCCAATATGAAGGGTATATTTACATGACTACTAATTTGGAAACAAATCGTAGTTACATTGGTAAGAAAAATTTCTTCCATAAGAATAATGTTAAGTTAGGTAAAAAAGAATTAGCAGCTTTACCTGTAACACGTGGTAGAACTAAACAAACTAAATTAGTAGTTAAACCAAGTGATTGGAAAACATACTACGGCTCAGCTAATGAAATAAAAGAAGATCTTAAAAAATATCCTAAAGATAAATTCGTTCGAGTAATATTGAAACTTTGTAAATCAAAGAAAGAACTAACATATTTTGAATGTAAATACCTATTCCAATATGGTGTGTTAGAAGATTCATCACGATGGATTAACGATAATATTCAAGGACGTTTTTTTACTAAAGATTTGGTAGGCTAAGTAAAGTTTGTATCTTCCAACAAAATGGAAAATCAAGCTTTATTAATATTACTAGAATCAGTACTAGGTAAAGGACATCCTACTAGTAAGGGCAATGTAGCATTTCATTGTCCTTTTTGTCATCACCATAAACGCAAATTAGAGGTTCAACTAGATACTAATGATAAAAATGAAAATCCATGGCACTGCTGGACATGTCCTCCTACTAATAATTCAAAAGGTAAAACTATAAAATCATTATTAAAGAAATTAGATGCGCCTGATGATAAAGTAAAAGAATTAAACCTAATAATCAAACCAGGTAAAGTAAAACAAATAGTTGAACAAACAATAAAATTACCTGATGAATTTATCCCTCTTTATAATGTTAATACATCAGATAAATCCATAAGATTAGCCGCAAGACATGCGATTAAATACATTAAAAGTAGAGGATTGACGGAGGTTGATATTTTAAAATATAACATTGGATTTTGCGCAGAAGGCAAGTACCACGACCGAGTAATAATACCTTCATATAATGAATCAGGCCAATTAAATTATTTTATAGCACGTGACTACTCAGATACTTTAGGAAGAAAATATGATAATCCATCAATACCTGTTAAAGATATAATTGGTATGGAGTTATATGTTAATTGGAGTGCTCCTATTGTTTTAGTTGAGGGTATGTTTGATTTTCTAACAATTAAACGTAATTGTATCCCATTATTTGGAAAGGTGATACATGAAATATTAATGAAAAAATTAGTATCATCTGATGTACAAAAAATATATATAGCTCTAGATAAAGATGCTATTAAGGACGCTTTAAAACATTGTGAAACATTAATGTCTTACGGTAAAGAAGTATACCTAGTTGAATTAGATGGTAAAGATGCTAATACAATTGGTTTTGAGAATTTTCTCAATATTATAGAAAATACATTACCTCTTACATTTCAAAGCTTATTAGAGAAAAAATTAAATAATATATGATAGATAAAAATCTAAATGTGATCAAGGATCCAAAAATTAAACGTATTGTACAGTACAGTGAAGACAACAAACAGATTAATATATTAGATCAACGTTTCTATAAACGTAACGACAAGTATTACCCTTCAGTATCAACTATTTTAAATTATTTCCCTAAAAATCAATTTTTCCACAATTGGTTAAAAGATGTAGGACATAATAGTGATATCATTGCTTCTAAAGCAGCAGCTGAAGGTACACAAGTACACAACGCTATTGAAAAATTTATTAACGGTGAGGAAATAGTATGGATTGAGGAAAATGGTTTTGTAAATTATAATTTAGATGTTTGGAAAATGATTTTACGTTTTACTGAATTTTGGAACCGTGAAAAACCAGAATTAGTAGCAGCTGAATACCACTTATTCTCAGACCAACATCAATATGCTGGTACAGCCGATTTAATAGTAAGATTACGTGATAAACTATGGTTACTTGATATTAAAACATCTAATTCATTACATACTAGCTATGATTTACAGTTAGCTGCTTACACTAAAGCATGGAATGAGACCCATGATGAGCAGGTAACAAATACTGGTATAATATGGTTAAAAGCAGCTACTCGTGGTGAGGATAAAAAAGGTGAAAAAATACAAGGTGCTGGGTGGCAGTTAAAGGTAATAGGTGATATCGATAAAAACTTTGAAATGTTTACCAAAGTATACGATATATACAAGTTAGAAAATCCTGATGATGCTCCATACAGTCAATCGTTACCTACATCGGTTAAATTAGTAGAGTAGTATATTTATATACATGAAAGTAAATGAAATAGATGTATTTAGTAAAAAATGGTGGGAGGAGAAATTACAATTAAATGAATCTCCTCCCAATAATTTTGAAAATGACAATAATCACCAATATGTTGAGGATAATTTAAGTGCCTTAAACAAAACGGCTTTAATATTTAATTTCCCAGTAGAGGATCTACAGTTAGCTTTTAACGGTGCTTCTGATTTAGTACTAACAGATGATGTTTGGTCTAAATTAGAAAATAGTAATTCATATAATATTCAAAGTTTAGGACAAGCTTTGTTATACGCTAAAGAAAATAAAATAGATACTGTTCCATATTTAAAAGCTATTAAAAATTTAGAACCACTACCTAAAGCATTAATATTAAATTATGATAGTGATAAATACTATTTAGTAAATGGTGAATTTGTATTGTCTTTGCACAAAGCATTAAACCTAACACCAGATACGTTAATGGCTAGAATAAATCCTAAAATAAATGAGGATGGTGAATCTGAAGAGGAAATTAATTTAGTTAATGAATTTATCAACTATGTTAAAGATAAATTAGGATTAGTACAAATTCCTAAAATAGACTTCTCTGACGATATAGATCACGTTAAAGAACAACGCTCATTTGGTTATTTCTCACCCGATAGAAACATTATATGGGTATATGCTGGAGATAGAAATACAGCAGATATATTTAGAACACTAGCACATGAATTAATCCATCGTAAACAAGAAGAAGACGGTAAGATAAATTACGAAAGTGGTGAAACAGGTAGTGATATTGAAAATGAAGCTAATGCTAAAGCCGGTGTGTTTTTAAGAGACTTTGGAAAAAAGTATGATGGTATATATGATACTCCTATAAAGAAATTTATTAAAGGTAACATAAATGAAGTAAAAATTCAACCAGCTGGTATTAATTTTACTTTCCCATTTTGGATTACTAAACAAAATAAATCACAAGCTCCTTTTATAGCGGATCAACTTAATAAACAAGGATATACGTTGAAAGGTGATAAATTCACAGAAGAAGATATTACATTTAATATTCCTACAATATTAGATTACGACAGCAATTATAGAGACCAACCAGAAAGAAAAATATTAAATACATACTCTCCATCAAGTGAAGTTAAAATTCAACCGCCACTTACTTATAAAAAAGCATATGGTGAAGTTCATTCATACAATGAAATGAAAAAATGGCAAGAACAAAATGGCGAATTACCTAGCCACTTTTTAGTAGATCGTACTAATAACACAGTATTAGCTGGTTTTCAAGCTATGAATATTCCTAAATGGGCATGGGATTTACAAAATGATAATAATATGTTTGCTTTAGCATCTAAATCATCTATAACAAATCCACCACCTTATTTAAATAATCCTAATATAGATGTAACTAACCCGGCTTCATGGGGTGATATAAATAAAGTTAAAAAATACATAAAAAATAATGTAAATGAAGTAAAAATTAAAAATCCTGTTGTTGATTTAGACCAAAAAATAAAAGATATAGCTGATAATATTATTGATTATATAGAATTTTTATATGATAGGGGTGATAAAATTGAGTCTAACAAATTAAGTGAAACCATGGATAATATTGAAAGAGCGTATAAATTCGATTATTCTGATTTATCCTTAAAAAACATGAACTTTAAAAAGAAAATAGAACTTTATAAAGAACTTAAAGATATACAAGAAGAATTAAAATAAATAGTTATGAATAATGAATCGTTATTAAAAAAAGAATTTAAAGGTAAAGATGTACAGCGAATGCGTAACATCATTACCAAGAACTATACAGATAAAACAACAACACAAATAGGTTATACTAAAGAACAAGTAGATCATAAAGAAGGTGATGTATGGGAAGAAAATGGTAAAACATGGACTATCAAAAATGGTATAAAAATGACCATAACTAAACTAGATTTAGTTAAAAGTACACTACAAATGCCACTGACTTGCCCAGAATGTAAACGAGCAATGAATAAAGGCCGTTTAGATAAGCATATGTATGGTATCCATAAAAAGTGTTCTGATTGCGTTATATCGCATGAAACCGAGCTAAAACGCACAGGTAAATTTGAGGAATACCAAAAGTCTATACTATCTCGAGGTGTTGAATACCATATCAAGGAAATGGAAGATATTCTATTGGAATTATCATTAGGAATAAACGAAGGATCGTTCGTAACTGAAAACGGTGATATCGAGGAATGGAAAGGTAAAGGTATAGATGAGCAAGAAATAATCAAAGATATACAGGAATATATACAAAAATTGAAAGATAGTATGGTTTCTTAATATTTATTACTATGATTAAATTAGCTAACATATTAAGCGAAGACTACGGTGGTAAAGGTGAAATGGTTTTACCTCCAAACCATAAAGCCGGTTTAAAAGTACCTAAAGGCGGTTCATGTTGTGCTAATTGCAAGTGGTGGAACCCAGAACAACAAATATGTAATAGTAAATATTATCAAGAATGGGCCGGTACTAACACTATTCCATACGCTGCTGATGAATATTGTACTAATTGGTGGGAACCTATAAAATAACCAATATTTATAAGCATGATTAAATTATTAGACATATTAAACGAAATGCTAACTGAAAAGAAGCTATGCCCTAAAGGTAAAGCTTACTATAATCGTCGTATAGCTGCTGGTGAAAAACCATCAGCCTATTTATCAGGACGAGCAGTTAAAGTATGTAAAGGTTTAATGGAAGAAGATGACTTAGATCTACATGAATCATTACGCGATTGGTTTGAAAAAGAAGATTGGGTGCGCATTGACACAGCAGGTAATATTACAGGTCCTTGCGGTACAATGAAAAAAGGTAATAAAACAACACGTTGTTTACCTCGTGCTAAGGCAAATAGCTTAACTAAAGCAGAACGCGCTGCTACTTCACGAAAGAAAGCAGCATCAAATAAACAATTTGTTCCTAACACTAAAAAAGCTAAAGTAAGGCTGAACAAATAAAATATGAAAACAATAAAATTAAAACAACTTATCCGTAATGTAATTAACGAAGCTTTCTTTATAGGCGAAGACGATATAGATGAATACGATGTTGAAAATGAACAAGATATAAAAGAATTTGTTCAATTCATGCGTGAATATCAACAAGAACTAAACGAAGCAGATTGTGATTGCATGTTGGAAGCTAAATACCAAGGTCGCACAGTACCTTTAGGTAAACCAATGCGTGGTGATAGTAAGAAGTTTAAAGTATATGTTAAAAATCCTAAAACGGGCAAAGTAGTTAAGGTTAACTTTGGCGCCAAAGGAATGAATATAAAAAAGAACAACCCAGTTAGACGTAAAGCATTTAGAGCTAGACATAACTGTGACAACCCAGGACCACGTACTAAAGCTAGATACTGGAGTTGTCGCAAATGGTAATGTATTAATATATGGACCCTGACAGTAAAAATAAAATTAATGACCTGGAGAAAAAAGTTTTTAAGCAACCTAGCAACATTCTGCCTAATGGCGGCGATGTTTTTCAATCCTCTTGGATTCGACATATTATTCAAACTAGTAATGACGTTGACAGGTTCCTATTGGATTACGGATTTGCTTTTTTACCTAGCTGCGGGGTTATTTCTTGGATTATATTTCTTATTGCGTTATAAAATTAATAAAACTAAATGAATAATATACACATTTTAATAGAATATATAGTAAGTAATTGGCCTTTCTTAAATGAAGCTATGAATTCTAAAGAGGTACAATTCCTCACTCAGAAATTTAAGGACGAAGCTGAAGATTTTAACATTACAATATCAGATGAAGATATAAAAAAAGCTATTGAAACTTTTGATACCAAATTTAAACAGGATCCTAATGTAACTGAAAAAGATTTAAGAAAATACTCTTTAACCCAACTATTAAAATTAATTTCAGCTAAACCTGGTTTTGAAAAAGGAACAGCAGAAAAAAAGATTGAAACTACTCCTGATATGGTTTATAATGAGGATGGTATAATCATATACAGTGGTGATGTTGAAGATAAATGTATAAAATATGGGGCTGGGGAAAGATGGTGTATTACTAAAGGATCCTATGGTAATTATAGATTTGATCCTAGACGAGGTTATCCTATATTCTATTTAGTAAGAAACACTAACCTACCCAATAGTGATCCTCTTAGTTTTGTTGCTATTCAGGTTAGAAATGATGGACAGTATGTTTACACTAATCGTTTAAATAACCCACATGAATCCGAGGAAATGTCATTTGATGAGTTAGAAAATGAGATTCCTTATTTAAGCTCAATAGAAAATTTAAAAGGTATTCTTAAATATATCCCACCTAACATAAAGGAAAAAAATAAAGAACAAAAATTTAAGAATGGTATACCATTCAATGAATGGTCTAATGATTTAGATTTTAATGATAAAAAACTTTATTTATCTATAAGAGGTCCTATAGTAACAAAGGAAGGTGAATATTATAACAGAGGTCAACTATTTAGTAATTTATCTACTGAAGCTTTTGTAACTAAAGTTCTTCCTAAATATGATAAGTTAACTGAATGGTTATTTCAAAACCCATGGATATTTCGTTTTAATATTCTATTAAATAATATAGAATTATTTAAACCACCATACCAAAAATCATTATTAGCTAAAGTAAATAGTCCTGGTCATCCTATAAACGTTACTGGTGAAGATATATTAGGTAGAAAATTTGATTTTAATATTAGTAAAATATTAGTTAATACTAATAAAATACCTAATAGCAAAGAATATAATTTTTATGTAACTGAAAACGGAAATGCTATAGTAAATATAGGATATGATAGAACTGGAGTGGAGGTAGATGTCATTACTGAAGATGAAACATATAAAGATATTAAATTATCAAAAAGAACCCAAAAATATTTATTTGATTTTCCCGGAATAGTTAATATACCGTTAGATTCATTAGCTCGTGCTATACAAGTTAATGATTTAGATAGTGATAAGATTACAGATGTAATAGATGCTGCTAGAAAATCTAATGATACTTCAAAGAAAATTATAAAAGTAGGTAATACCGAGGTACTTTTTGATACATCAGGTAACCTATTAAAAACATATCAAATTGAAAATAATAGTATTAAACCCGTTGATAAAGATAATGAAGATGTAATTAAAGCTACAAATCAATTTATTGAAGATGCTAGTTCAAATGAAGAAATACAAGATAATTTAGTATCCTCTATTTTAAGTAGAAGACCAATGTTTAATAACGAAATTTCATCAAAGATATTAGCAAATACCCCTAAAGATAAATTAACTAGAGGTTTAGAAGGTGTAGTTTCTTACAATAATAATTTATATTCTTTTGTTCTTCCTGAAAGTTTTGAATTTAAAGGATATAAAGCAATAAATGGAAGAATGACAGACACATCGCTAGGCAATAACCCAGAAATGGGAGTCGCTTATAGAGAATTCTTAAAAAACAATAACGTAGAATTAACTAACAATATGATTACTAACTTGTTTGAAAGAAATAGATGGAGAACACCTTATTCTTCTAAATTAACATTTGCTAGTACTCCTGATTTACCATACGCTGAAGGTTCTACATATAGATTAGTAGTTAATGATGGTAAAATATACATTGTAAATACAGCAAACCCAGCTGAAAGCTTTAGAATTTCAGAAAAAACAGGAAGAATATTGTCAGCTAGACCTCCTAGATCAACAACACCTCGCCCAACACCAGCTCAATTAGGAGCAGGTGAACGAGTACCTATAGCTGGAGCTGGAAGAAGAGGAAGACCAGTTGGAGGAACTAATAGACCTATTGAAGGTAACATAAGTGATGATTTAACTACTACTTTAACAAATAGTAATTTATTAGATTCATTTAACCAATTACCTATCAATATTCGCTCTAGATTCTTTGGTGATTCAACTAGAGGAAATTTACGTAATGATAGAGGAGTATCACGCCGCGATAACCTATTAGGTAATTTAGGTCACGTTGATTATGTAAGAATAGTAGGTCCAAGCGCTATATATGGTATCCAATTAGAATCAGGAAACGTAGTAGCTTCATTAGTAGCTCAACCAGGTAATAGCCACTGGTTATTAACTCAAAACGGAGCATTCCAATTAGATAGTCCAGCTAACTTGGTAGACGCATTAAGACAACGTAACTTAACGGAAATGCGCGATTATATAGTTAATGAATATATAGAGCGTAGTCCTGAAAATATTGATGAATTAAAGGACACCATTAGAAAACATATTGAGGAAACAAAAAATTAATAATATTTATATAAAAATAATACCATGAAATTAAATAGTAGTTTAGTAAAACAATTAATTAAAGAAGCCATTGCTGATCGTATCAAAATGATAGATGAAGCTGGTGATATTGCTGCTTTAGAAGCAAAAATCAGAAAAGTAGAAGAAGATATCAAAGATGCTATGGCGGTTAAAGCGTCATTAACCTCTATGGAAGGTCTAAAATACTATGTTAACCCAGAAATCATCAGTGATATGATGGATGATATGGAAGCTAGTATTAAAGAATTACAAACCAAGAAAAAAGATCTAGAAGACCAGAAAAAAGCAATGGATAAAAATTCTAAAGGTCCTAAAAAGTCTGAAAAAAAAGAAGATAAAAAAGAAGTAAATGAGCGTAAATTAACTACTAAAGAAAAAAACAAAAAAGAAAAAGTAGTTAAATCGATGAAAAAAGATTTTGGAGGATCTAAGTCTGATATGTACGCTATAGCTACTAGCGTTGCTAAAAAATCAAAATAATATGGACTCTATAAAAAGAATGCAGCGATTAGCTGGTTTACTAACAGAATCATTAGATCCTGTAGGTAAAGAAGATGCGGATATAGATAATGACGGTGATACAGATAAAACAGATAAGTATTTACTTAAACGCCGTAAAGCAATATCTAAAAACCTTAAAGAAGGCGACCATGAAGTATCTATGGCTCAGAATAGCTTAGAGGCAATAGCTAAAGCAGCAATGGAATTATCTCAAAAGATAGGAAATGTAGAGCGCAATATACCAGGTTGGATTCAAGACCATATAACAAATGCTGAAAATTACATTGAGCAAGCCGCTCAAGGTTTTCATGAACTAAAAGATGATGAATAAAACATTATTATTAGAAAAATATATTAAGAAAGCTGTTCGTATGGCCTTAAAGGAAGAAGAACAGCAACAAAAACGAGCTGAGAAAGCGATGTACTTTATACATCGTTTTCCTGGTTTGAAAAAAACACTAGAAGAACTAATGTCTCCTGCTTTTGGAAGGTATATATCTGATGTCTCTTTAATAGCACCTAAACCTACTACATTTGGTATAGGACTAATTAATGGACAAGATTTTACAGTAACATATTTAGGAAAAAATAATTTTTCTGTAAAAGTATCAGGTAAAAAATATAATCCTATTAATATAGGAGAATCTGAAAGAGCATCACAAGCAATAGCTGATTTACTTGAATTAAATTATGCTCCTAAAGAGTCTACAGAAGAATTAGCATCTCAACGTGATGCCGATATTAAAGCCGATCTAGAAGGAGGAAGTACACCTCCATCTATTCCTACACCACCTTCTCCTGGAGAAACACCAACCCCTGAAGAAGAACCTACCCCAGAAGAAACACCAACTCCTGAAGAAGAACCTGCTGCTTAAAATTTGGGTAGGTAAAAAATAAGTTATATATTTAAAAAAAAACACTTATGAGTAAGATCAAAAGACTCTTTTTTGATATTGAAACTAGTCCTAATATTGGATTATTTTGGACAGCTGGTTATAAACTAAGTATAGGTCACGACAATATTATAAAAGAACGAGCAATCATATGCATTTGTTATAAATGGGCAGATGAAAAAGAAGTTCATTCATTGACATGGGACGCTAAACAAAATGACAAAAATTTATTAGAAAAATTCATTAAAATAGCTAATGAAGCTGATGAATTAGTAGGACATAATGGAGACAAATATGACTTACCTTGGGTTAGAACTAGATGTTTATATCACGGTATTGATTTATTTCCTACTTATACCACTATAGATACTTTAAAGTATGCGCGTTCTAAATTCAAATTTAATAGCAATAAACTCGATTATATCGCGCAATTTTTAGGCTTAGGAGCCAAAATCAGCACAGGGTTTAACTTATGGAAAGACATTGTTTTAAACAAAGATAAAAAAGCAATGGATCAAATGGTTGAATATTGTAAAGGTGATGTAATTTTATTAGAAAAAGTATATAATAAACTAGCACCCCATTTTCCTGAAAAAACACACGTTAGTGAAGATAAAACAGATTGCCCTACATGCGGCTCAAGCAAATGGTCATTCTCTAAACGCAGAATGTCAGCATTAGGAACAGTTCGTGTACAAATGCAGTGTAAAAAATGTGGCCGTTATCATACAGTGTCTGAAAAAATATATGAATCTGTAACAGCATAATATTTATTGGCAAAGTAATTTTATTACCTTTATAAAAAAGTAAAATGAACCGCACAACACTACGCACACTAATAAAAGAGGCTATTCGTAAAACTCTTAAAGAACAAGAAGATTTAACCCCTATAGACCCAGGACCTGGACAAGAGCCAGCAAATGTTCCTACTTCAGATGAAGCACCATCTGAAGCTGAAACTCCTGAAGCACCATCAGGAAATATCAGCAAAGAAGAAGCTAAACAGTTGGTTAAAGGTACTAAAGGTAAATTTTTTACTGTTACATTTATTAAAAAAGATGGAACAGAACGAGTAATGAATGCTCGTTTAGGTGTTAAAGCTTATCTTAAAGGCGGTGATTTACCATATAACCCAGATGAAAAAGGATTAATTCCTGTATATGATATGAAAAATGGTGGTTATAGAATGGTAAACGTTAATACCATTAAAAAATTAAAAATAGGTAATAACGAATATAACGTACAATAATGGAGTTAGTAGGTATTTTAAAAGAAAATAAACAAATTTATTATTTAGAATTAATTCCTCTAGATAATAAAACTAAAGTTAAGGAAATAGAAAAACAAATATCTAAATTACAGGCTTTAGGAGCTAATATGAGTGCAATCGATATGAAAACTTTATATAAAAATATAAAGCGATTTTTTGTTGGGAAATATAAAGATGGTAGTGATATTCCTACACCATATACTGATAAAAGTGAATTATTTAACAACCAATATGATACTAAAGCTACAATATTTACTAAAGAAGAAGCAGAAAAACGCAAAGCCTTTATAGATAAGTATGTAAAAGATTGGATTGTAAATATAAAAACAGTATAACATTTAGACAGATTCATAGCCTGTCGCTCGTAAGAGATAAAATAATATGGAAGCTGTGGCTCCGATCAAAAGATTGGGGCCACTCTTGTTTTGAAAGTCAAAATAAAGATATTAAATTTATAAAATTATGGATAAAAAAATAGTAATAGTAGGTAGTGGAGTAGCAGGTATTAGTGCTGCATTAAAATTAATAGATAATAACTACCCAGGAGAATTAATTACCATTATAGATAAAGGTAATGATCCTTATGTTCGTAAACCAGAAGAAGTAATGACAGGATTTGCAGGAGCTGGAGGATTCTCAGATGGTAAACTTACTTATCATACATCAATTGGTGGTCAATTAAGTAAATATTGTGGTGAAGAAAAAGCTTATGATTTAATGGATCAATCTATTGAAATGTGGAAACGCTTCCATCCAGATCCATCTAAAATAATGTACTCAAATCCACAATCTGAACCGGATTTTATTAAACCTTATTTTGGTCTTCGTTTATTTCCTGTTTACCATATTGGTACAGATTATTTACACGAAATAGGAAAACGTTGGTATGATTATTTAGTTGATAAAGGTGTTAAATTTGTGTGGGAGACTGAGGTAGAGGATATTGACTTTGAAACTGGGGAAATAATATTAAAAGATTAATATTTATATTAAAACATAATTATGAAAAAATCTGAATTACAACAAATCATTAAAGAAGAAATACAAAAATCCCCTCAATATGTAGCCGACAAACTGTGGGATAAATTTAATGGAAATTTTGAAAAAATAGATAGATATATTGACGGTAAATTGTTAAAAAATATAAATAGATCTAAAATTTCTGTTGATAAAGTTGATAACATGGATAAATTTTGGAAAGAAGTATATAGATTAATATCTAATAAACTTTAATTTTCTTAGATTTTTTCTTAGATTTGTAATATTTATAATCGATGGGACGTATCAAAAAATATCAAACAGAAGATGAACGTATTCTCAAACAACGAGAATATAGTAAGAAATATTACTGGTCTAATAAAGAAAAAATCGATGAAAAACTTAAACAAAAATACCACGAAAAGAAAACAAAACAATAATTTTATAGTTTATATTCATATACGACCTGATATAAATGAACCATTTTATGTTGGAAAAGGAGTACCTGGAAGAGAAATTAGAACATGTGGTAGAAATCAATACTGGCATAACATTATAAATAAAAATAATGGTGTGTTTGAACCTAAAATACTATTTGAAGGATTAACTGAAGAGGAAGCATTGTTAAAAGAAAGAGAAATAGAATTGGATTTAAAAAATAAAGGTTATATATTAGCTAATATAGCTGAATGTGGTGTCAAAGCTGGTACTACTGGAATGAAGCATTCTAAAGAATCTAAACATAAAATGAGTGAATATTGGAAACAATATTACAATGAAAATCCTAGCCCTAAAAAAGGTATTAAGATGAGTAAGGAAAGTAGTGAGAAGAAAAGTAAGTCTATGATGGGTAAAAAAGTTAAATTAGGTGTAAAAGAATCTGATGAAACTAGAAAAAAGAAAAGTATTGGAATAAAAAACAGAGATCCTAAATGGATAGAAAAAAGAAATAAATCTATGGGTGATAAACTTAAAGATTTAAACATTTATACTTTTCAACATTTAGAAACTAAAGAAATTTTTAAAGGTACTAGAAAAGAATTTGAAAATAAATTTAATTTAAATGGTGGAAGACTTAGTCAATTAATTAATAATAAAGTTTTAAAATATAAAAATTGGATAAAAATATGAGAAAAATAAAATTTGACACTTGTATAGTAGGTACAGGTAAAGCTGGAATAGACTTTTCAGCTAAGCTAGCTCAGAAATATAATTTACCTACTGAGCAAAAGTCGGTCCAAATAGGCTGTAGGTTCGAGGCACCACAAAAATACTTCCAGAAATTAATTGATGTAAGTTACGATTTTAAACTATATCAAAAGTTTGACAATGTGTCGTTACGTTCATTCTGTACTAA